CTCTTCAGTCAGATTTTTGTTGGTAGCGTTGTTCTGGAAGTCCAAGCCGATCCAGTCTTCGGCGTCGAACACACTGTCGTGGTTATGGAAGAACGCCACGCCTTTGATAAAACATTTGGAGTACCCATCAAACCGGGCGCCGGTGAAAGGTGACCCAATATGCCCGTCAGTCAGGTAGAGTGAAGGCTGTGTAGTGCCATCTACCGAATTTGCGTCAAAACCGACCCGGATTCGCACGAAGTTGAAATTTCGGAAGTACAGCCCTTCAGGATACCCTGAGACCGCAACAGCAGTATCACAGTCCGATATAGTCAGATGCGAGAACACACACTCCAGAACCTGACCGTTGGTCACAGTGTCCGCAGAAATTTGAGTGTATATGTTCAGGCCTATGCCGTCGTAATACACAGGCGATCCGTGGGTCTTATCCCCATTAGAACCAAGGTACCTGTAGTTACTGACAGACCCGTAGGACACATTCTTCCAGTCGATACCGATCGCGAAATACTTCCCGATACCGATGCCGTAGATAGACACCCTGTCTACGTGGGCTCTGGCTTCATTTACGAAGGCCACGGATCCACCGGAGGCCTGATTGTCTGGGGCGTGGACCCCTAGAGCGATAGACCCGGATATGAACTGGTCTGTCGTTATAGACACGTCTTCAAACACGATACCGTTGTGGTACCCAGTGCCGAGACCGAAAGCAGTCGAACCCCAAGCTATGCCGGTCGTCGTGGCCCCATCGAAATGTATTCGAACAGAGTTCTGACCAGCGCCCTTGAAGTACACGGATTGCGGAAGTACGAGCTGCGAGTCAACAACGTAAACCCCGGGCGGCACGTACACCATTACCTTCGTGGCGGCAGAGTCATAGAACGGGTCGTCTGAATCAGCCAGCTTAGCCAATATAGCGGTCCAAGCAGCGGAGTTAACTGAGCCACTATTGGCTGGGTCAAAACCGAAATCTGTGACGTTGAGGACTAAGCTCAAATGCGACAGGTTGTCGAACTGCACACCTGTGCCGGCGTCGTTGACCCGTAGCAGCTCTCCAGATTGGCTCAGGTATCCGGTAGGCGTGTCTGTCAGCGCCAAAAATGAGCCAGCAGCACCCCCGGACCCCGATACAGCCCCGATGTCCGAGACGATGAAACCTGACCCACTCAAATCTTCCAGAATCAGGTTACGTGCACTGCCGTTGAACTCGTCTGTCACTACAACTTTGTAGTCGTAGTCCTCTGCGGCAATCGTATCGTCGTACGCCACAGACAGAAGCCCGTTCAGAGTAACTTCTTCATACGTCGCCGGGTCCGACCCGGGTATAGGATCTTCTGAGCCAGCGGTGACAGACTTAACCTGGTACTGCGTCGATGTTGGTACAGCTGGGTGGTCAACTCGGGTGAAAGTCTGGGACACTAGAGCAGCGCCATATGAACCGGCGCTGGCCAATTTCCGGAACACGTCGATAGTCACAGAAGCCGGAATACTCCCGACTCCAAACTCCACAGCTCCTCTGATGGAGTAAGTCCCTGTCTGTCTGATATCGACAGAGCCCTCTAGCGACAGTGGGTACTCAGCGCTATCGTCAGCTAGCGACTCGTTTATGACGACGATACGCTGACCCGCACTTCGGAATATGTCTGTCAGAGAGCGATCCGTGTACAGAGCCGCTACACTGGTCGGGTCTATGAGGACCGTGCTGTTAGCGTCCCGCAACTGCAGGCCGGTGGCCTCTATTATCCCATCAGTACGGAACGCCATGGAGGCGTTAGCACCAAACTGAGAGTTCATCCACATGCGGTAGTTTTCGTCCAAGCCACTGACTACGACTGCCGCATTGTACGTATCAGCATCTCTTTCTGCAGCAGAACGCACTATGATGTGCGCAGCATCGTTTATCTCCGGCCCGTTTATGTTGTTGTCCGGAATGCGGGTATTGGCACCGGTGTTGGACGTGGTCGACACCCAAGGTCCGGGGACGTTGTTTATAGATATATGCCTGACTCTGACGTCGTACCCAGTGTCCTGTTGCAGCCCGCCCACGTCTATCGACACGAAGTCGCCGTTCAACGGGGCCACTTCGTTATAGTTAAAATCACCTGTTTTTCTGTACTGGATCTCAGTTCGATCTACCGTAGGGCCTTTGCTGTCCCAAGACACTCGGAGACCGGTCATTATGCTGTTGTCGTCACCGGTTACGGAGAACGCAGCAGCGGCCACTGTGGTGGGCGTTATCTGCCGGCGAGGGTCGTACCCTGTACCTGCACCAGGTGCGGCCGGTGTTATGACTGAGCCTGCTCCGTATATCTGAGCATCTTCCTCACCCAGGACAAGCTGCACACCCTCACCTTCCGCCTTGTAGGCGAGAACTCGGAACAGCTTCTCATCGAAGCCGAAAGCGGTAGGAGCGGTTAACTTGACTACAGACCAGAGGGGGGCTTTGAACGCGCGCCAAGAAAACAGCGCGGAGAACCGGCCGGGGAACCTAGCGCGGTTCAGCTCCATGCGATCGAGCTTCTGCTTCTGCTCAGGGTCCTGGACAGCCAAGCGGTCGATATTCTTCCTGCGCTTGAATCCATCCGCAGTTTCGTAGGTCGTGTCTTGGACCAGTGGAGCGGCTTTCTGCTGGTACAGAGTCGCAGGGTCAGAGTACCGACCGGCAACGCTGTTGAAATGCTGCTCAACAGGTGGGAACGGGATCCATTCCACCTTCCCAAGTATGTCGCGCTCTACGAGTTCAAGAGCTACAGCAGCTAGGTCGTTCTTCTCCACCCGCATAGTGAACAGTCCACCTGAATCATGGACGTGTCCGTTACAGGTTGCCTCTAGCACGGATATGTTCGCTTCGTCTTCGTCGGCAGTCGAGAGGACGGCGTCGGAATAATACTCCGCAGATTCGCAATCGTTAGCGGCAGTTATGAACGAGGCGAAATCTATGTCGTCTACGTCCACACCCATGCCCGCAACTAGGACCGGAGACCCAGTTTGCACGTTCGCTATGTGCCAACCCAATATGTACCAGAGTATCTGCAGCGCTGGATTTCGACCGATAGCTTCACCATTGCTATCAACTGGCGCGTACTCCCATGTAGACTGGTCATCCGCTCTGTGCGCACCTGTACCGCCGCGAGTGGTGTCCCGGCGGGGGTCGTACACTAATGCGCCCTTTATCTCTTGCGTATATTTCTGCGGGATTCCGTTCGGAAGCGTCTCTCTGGAGTACACCCACTTTAGGACCATGTGCGCACAACCGGTCATAGAGGACGCCGCGGTCCAACTTCCCCCAGTTCCTGCCGACAAGGCTGTGCCTGTCACACCTACAGTCCTGATTAACCGGGTAAGGGCGCCGGCGTACGTTCCAAGCGCAGCGCTACCTGAAAAGGACACAAGCTCTTCGTTGACGTACAGATTCCCGTACGCATAGACCTCATGGGTCGCGTTCGCTATGACCTCATCGTAGCTGCTGAACTCAACCCCATAAACTTCCCAATACCGGATATCTAGCGGTGCAGCAGTCTCACCAAATATGATTTTTCTGGACTCTTCAGGTACCAGTCTTTTGCTCAACCTTTGAGTGAACGCACTGGTTTGCGACACACTGCGTGGCTTCGCCGATCGAGACAGCAATAGGCTCGCGCCAGAGGCAGCTAGACCGTAGTTGCCGGTGTACAGACCGACGACTATCAGTACCGCACCTAGAACCTTTTTGATTACTTTAGACACGGAATGCCCTTTTCGATAGGTCGCTGATAGGCAACCTTATCAGACCCGCTTTAGCCTGAACACCGTGAATCTCTTCACAACCTATGAAGTATCCGGACCCGGCATACATCACCCCCAAAGCGGGGCCGAACATGACTAAGTCCCCCTGCCTTGCGCTAGCTATGTGGCAAGAAGGCCCCAACTTTTTCCGAACCAAAGCTCTCACGGAGTCTACCCCGTCGACCTCCGATATTCGGATAAGCGCAGTCTCATACGAATCATATGTGCCAGCGTAGTCCTGCGAGAAATCGTAGTCATCGCCGCGAACAGCAACGACCACTCCGCAGGCTAAGCCGACAGCGCAGTCCCAAGTGGACCACTCATGTGGATCCTTATCCTTGTCCGTAAGGAGTGCGGCCAGTCGGTTCTGCCAGTCTGGGTGTCTTTTCACACGTTTAATCATACGAACTCTCTACTTGCGTTAGGACTTCTGAAAGCTCCACCGCCTCGGTTTTCGCCCCCGCTACCGCCCCCACCGCCGTATGCGCCGCCGCCGCTGACTTGACCATCTCTTGGACCTATTTCCGGCACCATGTTCGCTAACGCATGGGCGAAATTCTGGCTCGTATCTGTGCTGTCTATCAGGAACACCTGTTCTGAGTACGCAGAGTTCAGTGCCTCACTGACGTGACTGGCGAAAGCCTCTAGGTCCACTTTGACTACGCCCTCTTCCCCGTCTTGCTCGACGGAGAAAACATCCATGCGCCCAGTCTTCACGCGTGTCGGAGTGCCGCTCAGCGTCCCGTCCGGCTCCATAGTCGTGAACCAGATGTACCCTTTCTTACGGCGCCAAGCTCGATTGTCCCGAACGATCTGTTTCAGTACGTCGTCGTTGAGGTCCACGCCTGGAAGGATCAGAGGCACACTCTGGCTGCCATCCTCTTTCTCTTCCAGAGACCCTATTTCCGCTATGTTCCCGATGCCTAGAAAAGTTATGCCGTCGAGAGCACTGTCACCGGTACTAGTGAAAGACTTAGGGCCGAAACCAGTCCACGCGTACACGGGATCTGTATCTATGTTCAGCCTGACGAAAAACACCGGGATGGGAAGGTTGTCATCCAAGCGATCGTTAACTGCGGAAGGAAAACTGCGAGCGGTCAAACTATGTCCTCCCAAATCTTAAATCCAAAACCATGCTCCCATGGAGCAGACACATCCCACGAAGCTGAGTCGTCCTCTACCATCCTAGCGAGTAGATAAGGATTGGCCAGCTCTATGGCGCCGTTATTGGTCGGGGAGTTTCGTATGGGCGGCTTAAAAGTGAACGTGCAGTTGCCAGACCCATCAGAAACAGCGTCCAAAGTGAGGAGCTTCAACTCGTCGTTAAAAGTTATAAGCTCACCAGCTTTTCTCACAGTTACGCTGTTGTCCCAGCCGTCCGTGACGAGCGTTATCCCTTCTTGGTCCGCGCCGTTAACCACGCCGGCCGCTCCCACATACCCGGACAAGTTAGTCAAAGCTGCACTCGGCAATCTGAACTGAAAAGTGTTCGCTACACCGTCGCAGTTAACCAGAAACGCCTTGATGTCTGCCGCCTCAGTAGGATCAAGAGGCACAAGACTCACATCGACCTCCCACCATCGACCAGGAAGAACTGCGCCGCTTATATGCCCGGTGTACAGAGACCGCCTCGTGAAAGCTGTCTGCTTCAGTCGCTCTTTCGCGCTCTCTATGTAGTCGTACAGAACCGTTGGGGTGGTTATCAAAGCCATGTGACTATATCCTCCGCCGCGTTGTTATGCGGGTCAGATCAGCATTAGCCTGCTTTCTTGCCATCTGCAGCATAATGGGACCGTTCTGAGCGAAGGCTGTGCTAATCTCCGCCTTGACTTGCTCTCGTGAGACGCCGTCAGCGTTAAAATTACCGATAGACACGTTTATGTTCGTGTCACCACCACCCTCGTTAAAGGACTGCCCTCTTGGACGAACTCGCACTTTCTCACCGCGGGTCGCTTTGAACGACACCAGAGAATTGTCTGTACCTCCACCGCCACCGACAGTCATATCCCCGCCGTTCGCAAACCCAGGTATGAAGTTCCCGATTGTCGACATGAAGCTGGCCGCGTCACCGCCTCCGCCACCACCGCCAAAGATGGACGCTATGCTGCTGAATATGCCGCTCCCACTGCTGCCGCCGGACATCATCGCCGCCCGTATAGCAGCAGCTGCCGCGTTTCCGCCGGATATAAGGGCAGTAGTCAGGTTGACGGATATCGCGCTACCTGTTGCCAGAAGTGCAGAGCTCAAAGCGGTGGAACTTGTGGCCATAACAGTGCCTATCGACGTAGCTACCGCAGCGCCTCCTGTGGTGTGAGCAGTGGCTATCTGTGCTGCCGCTACCTCACCGGCGCCTTGTTCGCCACCGAGTAGGCCTGAAAGACCCGGAACTACCTGTGACAAGGCACTGGCTGCATCTGAGAGGACTTTCCGTATTCCGATCCGAGCCAACTCGGCCGCTATGGTGTCGACCAGTTTCCTGAAACTGAACTCGCCTGTCGTCACAAAGTTCGCGAAGGCATCCTCGATTGACCCGAAAGCTGATTCGAACAACCCCTCCATAGCAGTAGCGGCGTCATTCGCAGACTCACGATAGCGGATGAAGAACCGCTCTATGCCAGCGCCCAAAGTTTCTTGGTCGTCCAACTGCTCAAGACGAACCTCGCGCATCTGTTCCAGAAATTCGCTCATGGTTATGACGCCGCGTTGGAAAGCATCACTGAGGATATCTTGACGTTCAGCTGCGAACACAGCGGAGTTGCCCACGCCTAGAGTCTCACGCTCTACGCGCCGCATTATCTCAGCTTCAGTTATGCCGTATTGCTCCGCAACGTCTATGCCTTGGTTCCGGGCTTGGGTGAGAATCTCCGTGGCCCTAGCCATCTCCACTTGCAGCTCTATCGCTGGGCTGAGACCGGACACGAGACTTTCCAGAGCGTTTCTGGCGCGCGTGGCGGCGCTGAGTTCCAGCTCTCCAGGCGTAACTTGACCGGTTATAGTCGGAGACCGTTCCAGTATCGAGGGGTCTACCTCTAGGTTCGGTGCGATGAACTGGCCGAACACCCGCTGTAGCCTGCCAAACTGCTCCTGCAGCACAGCCACGCCGCCGCCAGCAGCTTCTACCTCTGCAGTGACCACCTGCATGTGGGAAACTATGGCGTCTGCGGCTCCTGCGAACTCGTTCTCGAACTGCCCGAAGTCAGGGATCGGTATCTCTATGCCGAACGTGCGATTGAAGAACTCTATTATTTCGCGAAGAGCGCCCTGAATTATCCGGATGAGGCCATTCGCGGCCTGAATAGCGAGATCTTGAAAAACTGCCGGCAGATTTTGCCAAGTATCTCGTAGCGTTATGAACGCTGCAACGGCGAAGGTGGCAACCGTATTAAATATGCCGGCCAAGCCGCCCATGCGTTCTAGGACAGCGTCTATCTCTTCTTTGAACAACATGAAGGCGCCGACTATGGCGAGCACCACAGCCGCACCTATTAGGAACAGTGGGTTCGTGAGTATAGCCAGCTTAAACAGGTTCGCTACGACCAATATAGCTCGCCAAGCGGCAACGAAAGGGCCAATCAATATAGCGGTCAACACCGTGAGGAGCCCTTGCACAATCATCATAGGGTTCAACATGGCAGCAATGATGTAGGTACGGATCAGAGCCAGCACAGGGGGTATGGCTAGCAGCATAGCCCTTATGCCGAGGATAGTGGCCCACAGCACTCGCAGTATGACTATGGCGCCGCGCACAAGGGCGACGAACGGTCTAAAGGCGAAGACCGTGGCTGCACCTACGAGAACTAAGGATGACCGCACTAGCGTAAGCGGGGCCAACAACGCTGTGAAAGCCATACCCATAGTGCCTGCGCCACGGATAGCGGACACTGACACAGCTATTATCATCGCGTTTAACGAAGATAGCTGCGCTATCGCGAAATTCAGAACAAACACAGCGATCATAGCCGTTACTGCTAGCGCGACTTTATCCAAGTTATCCGCAACCCACAAAAGCATCTGTGCTATGGCTTGACCCGCTCCGGTGCTGTCGTTCAGTCCGCCGAGGAACAGTATCAGTGCGTTGTTCAATCTAGTGAACCCATCCTCGATCGTAGGAACTGTCTCGTTGAACTCGTCACCCAGGATACCAAGCTCCGCCTGAAGGGCTCGCATAACCCGATCGGTCGTAATTATACCCTCGTTGGCTTTTGCGAAGGCGATCAGCTGACCACCTGCTACGCCGAACTCGCGACCGATCGCGTCTGCCAATCGAGGGAACTGCTCAGCCACAGACCGAAGCTCTTGTCCCTGAATTGCGCCGGCAGCCAAACCCTGACCGAACTGGATTATAGCACCCCGGGCTTCTTCTGATGTCGCTCCAGATATCCGCAGCGCAAGTGCGACAGTTCGAGTGACATTCAGAAGATCCTGAAAAGACAAACCGAGCGCAGTTGTGGCACGAGTCATCCTTGAAAACAGCTCCACATTGCCCTCAAAGGACGTTCGAGTGTCTCTTGACAGTAGGAAGAGCGCGTTCTGAACCGTGTTGAGCTCTTCCGTAGAAGCTGTAAGCAGCCTGAGTCTGTTTCTGATAACTGTGAGCGTATCTGCAAGCTCGATGAACCGACGGATTATCTGGACAGAAGCCATGACGACGAGGGCAGCACGCATGAATGCCAAGGCGCCGCGTGCAGAACGAGCTGCCGCGCCTATACCTTCAATGTTGCGCTGCACCTGCTTGGTGCCTCGATCGCGCACAATGATGTCAAATAGTTCCTGCGCCACAAACTATCTCCTGAGTACGGTCATGCCTTTAACAGACACTACACCGGTTTGCACCGCTAAGTCTATAAAGCCTGCGACAGGTGCCTGCGAAGAGTGACCGCCGGCGTTCAATTTGCCCATGTAACGCACACTGTTCGATGTGTGGATGGCCATGTTCTTACCAGCCAGAAACCCTAAAGCCACAGCCTTGTTCTGGCCTATGGCGGCCGTGGCGTTAGCGGTTTCACCCAGTCCAAGTTTGTGTCCAGGTGAGTAAGCCGGTATGACCCCCCTGAAAGGGCCGTTCAAATTACCGACCCAGTTAGATCGTGCTACGCCTTTATCAACAGGAGTGGCCCTGATGACGGCTGATGATACGGCGCCGTGAGCCCTCTTGACTATACGGGTCATGCCCTGGGCTACCTGACCAGCTCTCGCCTTCATAACCGTAGGCATCATCTCGAATCTGTGAACGCCCATTTGCTACTTCTTCGGTCTGGTTTTCTCCCGATACTCAAGGTAGGCGGAATCCATCGCGTGCACCAGCTTGAAAAAGCGGTCCCTCTCATCAAACTCTATAATGCGCATGTGACTTAGGTATTCGTTAACAGCCGTCCAAGGTATCGGGCCTTCAGCCATGCCTACCGATCTGCAGGTGCTGAGATCAACAAAAGCGTCGTAATACAGCTCAAGCCCCGGAGAAAGCTCCGGGGCGTTGGCTATGGCATCAGGAAGCGGAGTGCCGTTTCTGCGGGACTGCTGCAGGATGATCTCTTCGGAAGGGCCGTATTCTAACTCGTAGAGTAAGACGGCCGTTAGTTTTTTGAGTCATCCTCATCGTTCGCACGTTGGAAGTTAGCAGCCTGCATGGCAGCCTCACGTACGTCAATGAACAGGTCAGGAAGATCCGTGAACAGCTTGACCACGTTCTCCTTACTGAAAGGCATGAGGACTTTGTCGCGGCCGCGGATGTTCTCCCAGTCAAGAATGATGCACTGGGCAAAGACCTGAACCAGCAGTTCGTTCATCAAATCTTCGGCGGCATTACCGGCGTTGATCTGGCGACGATGAGGGCGAGTAGCCTTCTCAAGCGCTTTCTTGAAAACGTGATTGGAACCGCCGGCTCGCGCCACACGGATCCTGCCAGCCTTGCCGTAATTCAACCAGATACCGCCGATTTCGAGCTCGTCGTCGTTCTCGTACTGGTCGTAAATGCTGGGGGCGTTGGCGGAATCCGCCTTACTTGTAGGTTTCGTCATCGTGTTCCCTCTTTGCTCTTTGGCTGGGGTTATTGTGGGCCGGCTCTAATTACGTGTCTGCGGCATTCGGAAGATAGTCGTAGAACACCATCAAAAGAGTGTGGTCAAACGTCCGATCGGCCGATGCGTCGTAGTTGACCGGGATTGTGACCTCCTGGTCCTTCTCCACATTCAGTCGGCCGTCACCGAGCGATAGAAGTGGGATGTCGATAGCCATGCCGGCTTTGACGATGGTGCTACCAACTCGGTAGTCCTTGACGAGGGCAGAGTGCAGCGTAACGTCACTGTTCGCGCTGACAGCTGAGATAGCGGCAACGTCACTGAAGAACGCTGTCACGTTCCCACTAACGCCGAACATACCTGCAGTCATGTTGAACGCCCCGGTATTACCCAGAGCTTTGTTCGGTCGCAAGTTATTGTTCACAACGAGTCCGAACTGGGTCAGGTATGCGAATAGGGCCGTAGGGTTCGAATCCGTAGCGTTCAGGACCGTCATACCCAACCAAGAGAAATCACTGGAGGTGTTGAACGCGTCCAGAGTCCCTAGCGATGGGCGAGTCCCAGACTTGACACCGACAACGCCGGTTCTGGTCTCGTGGTTTTTCGCCAAGAAAGACAGGTCGGCAGTGACTTTGTCCGCGGTTTCAAAATTGAGAGTCAGTTCGCTCGGGACAGAGCCGACGAGGTACTCGGACTGCACTTGCGCCGGAGAGGCATCGTCAGGAGCGCCTAGCTGACGCTCGACGTTGTAAGTCCTGCGCACAATCGTTGTAGCAGTGTTTTCGTTCTTTAACACCCGCCCGAAGAATAACTGAACAGTTTCCGCAGTGGACGCCTCAGTCACCATGGTGTTCTGAGTTTTGTCCAAGGTCAAAGCATTTTCGGCGATGGACTTGATCCTCGCAAAGCCGTTGTTGGCAGCGGTCGAAAACGCCAGTGTGGCAGTATCGCCGCCGATGAAGATGATTTCACCCGGAATGAGCCCGAGAGTTGTGAAGTCGATGGAGGTAGATGTCAGGATGGGTAGATCGCCGGAAGCGTCCACGTCGATATCACCTGCGGCGCCTTGGTACCCGACAACGACAAGGTTTGAGCCGGTCGGGGGAGACGCTTCATTCCCAATGGTGGTTGCCGCAACAGCCAGAGACGTATCGGCGTTAACCGTGGTCACGCGCTGAAGGCCGTTGTTCACTGACAAAGCGTACCCGGAAGAGAACACAAGGCTGCCGACAACAAAGCCGGTCGTGCTTGCAACATCGAACTCATTCGCGGTGCCATCCACGTTGGTGGCGACTTCCTCACCTTTCCGGCGATGGTCTGCGAAGAAGAACCCCTGCAAAAGATCTTGGAAACCGGTCTGCGTTAGATCGGTGTTGAACCCGCCGGCAGCATCGACATCCGTGATGGTGCCTTTGCGCTTCTGACGGTCTGCGGCGATCGGCTCTCGCGGGGTGTTTTTCACATCCCCACCGAAATTGTCGTAGGAGTTCGGTTCCAGCTTATTCCAGACCGGACTTCCCGGCAGAACGCCGAAAGATGCCTCCTCAGCGAACCGCAGCTCGGTAGAGTTGGAGTCGATTTTATCTACAGCGGCCATGTTTGTCTCTCTTGCTATCTAACTTCGTCGTACATGAAATCGGCGAGTACATTGGTCTGGAACCAGGCTCCGTCTACACCTATTTCACGAACCCGAGCATTCCGGAACCAAATAGCCCCATCGGCAGCAGTGGCTCCTTCGAACGTGTCCCTCATAACATTGGCTATGTTATCGTTCTGAGTCAAGCCGTCGTTGTCGGCCATGGGCGTGCGAATCTCGACTATGACGAGGCCATATCTGCGAAACCTTCGAGACGTAGAGCCCCCCATAGCAGCCTGCACACTTTCGTTGTGTCTGACACTGATCCGCAGCCACGCAATATCCCCGTCAGGAGTCTCTTCCTGCAGGCCCATGTACCGTAACTGTGGAGTCGGAGAGAAGCTGGCTGCATCAAATGCGGCCTTAAACAGAGCGTGGATACCATCTCGGGCTTCTGTGACGCTACCTACCGGCATTGCTATCTCCGCACAAACAAAGTGTAGACGAGTTCTGTGTCGCCGGGTTTGGTGCGTTTACCGCCGACTATGCGCCAAACAGTAGCACCATCTTCCACTTTATTGAAGGTCAGAAGGTCGTTGCCCCCGGCGTCTAACGCTGACACCAGGATCCGCTTGTCTCCGCGGCTGACACCTTCCTCACCCAAATCTGCTTCTTTGAGTCTCGATTCCAGACCCTTCACAGGCCCGACACTCGTAGGAGTAAGTCCTCCACCGCGGTGCGGCTTCGCTGCATCCGCAGGAGTCGTATCCACTTTGATGAAAGTCATATCTCGGCCGTTGTTCCGAATCACTCCGGCGACCTTAGTGGCTGTTCGTGCGTAATTTATAGCAGCCATTTTATGCCCTCACTAACGATACGCCCGTGAACCCGCCTTTGATGATAGGCCGCAGCCACTCGTCAGCTACAGGGTACTCAGGTAGGCTCCTGGCAGCAGAGACGGAGGATGAGGCCGCACCCGGTTGATCTATGGCCATCCGGGTTCCGGGGGCAGAATACCGAGTCTCCGTCTCCACGTCGTCCGCTTTTACACGGTCCACGGTCACAGGCCCAGACTGCCCTCCGCTAACAGACCCGTCTACTCGACTGATACTCGGGAACGGCCGTGCCGGCAGAGGCATAAGCTCCCCGAGCTGTAGGTGCACAAGAGCGTACTCAGCTACAGCTTTCTTCAACTGGGTTGGGATATCGGACAGGCTGTACCCGTCATCATCTTGGGCGCCCAATCTCGGCCACTCCAACGACTGTCCGGACGCCTGCCTAGACCCTCGAAAAACCGGTCCAAACCGTTTGTCAACGTAGTCCGTGGCGTTTATCAGAGCAGCCTGCTTCAAAAGCACGGAGTATGTTCCGTCCTCTACGACTATACCTCGATCGGTGTGGTGCTCTTCAAACTCTTCCAGAGTCATGTAGGAATTGGCGTTAGCGACTATGTCGCCCGTCTCAACGGTAAATGCCATTTCAAGACCCTTCTGCAAGTCAGATGTGATAACGGCCCGAGACTACGAGAATCCCGGGCCGCTGGCAACTAACTCGTGGAGACCGGCTACATAGTAGCGATTTCCAACGCCTTATCACGATTCCAGCCAGGCATTGCTGCCTCGATATCTTTGCGACTGAGATCCGGACGCTCCAAAACTGTCGCCACGACAGCTACGAGAGGCTGACCTGCATTCGTCCAGTGCTCGTCGTTTTCCACACTCAGTGAACTGACTGCGTCGATCAGAGCTTGGTCAGGTACCCCGGCGTTCGGGTGTCCGTCCCCTTCGGAAACACTCCCCTCTCCCCCGGGCGTAGTTGTATCTGCTCCGCTCCCGTCGTTTGCGGCCGGCGAGTCAGGTTCGGTCCCATCCTGTCCACTTCCACCTGCAGCTGGTTCCCCCGAGCCTTGAACTGGCCCGTTATCCGGACTTCCGCCATTGGAATCACCTTTCTTCGACGCGGCGCTGGCCTTAGCCTTGCCCGCTGGTTTATCCCGCTTCTGCGCTTTCAGAAGTTCAGTCGACCCTTGCGGGAACGCCTGATACGACGCGGCCATGTAGTTCGCCACGCCAGCAACATCAGAGGGTGATCCCTTGAGGGTAAGTTTACCATCAGTAAACCGGTGGCCGTTCAGCTCACAGGTTTTACCCGCATAGTGACCGGTCAGGACCAGGTTCTGTGTAACGTGTTTAGTATCGCTCATCGCTTCAGTTCTCCAGTTTTTCAGCCTCAATAGAAAAGGGCTCGAACTGCAGTAGCACAGTTCAAGCCCTTGTCCAAACAGTCTGTGCCAAACAAACCTATGCGATGCGTACAGCCTGCACAAAGTTAGGAACCGTAATTGAGTCAGCGCCGAGCGTGACGAGGAGAGCCGCGGTAGAGATCCCTTCGTCAGTGATCGCGCCTACGAAGTCAGGGATAGGAGCCGCGGCCGCACCGGCCACTGTGGTGGGGGCAAGTAGCTCCACGACCACTTTTTTGTCACCGAGGTCATCCCCGCCGGAACCGGTCGCGATAGTCAGCACTTGAGTCGTATCATTATACGACGAGTTGTCGATCGCAGTGGCGTTAAGAGCGACAACCATGAGATCGCCAAGGTCGTCAATAGTGGCCGAGGAAGCGCCCGTTACTGTGACGTCAATCACAGGGGATGCGTCCAATACTGCCACACGGAGACGGAAGTTCTCTAGGTCTGCCACAGCCGCAATAGCGGTTACAGTCGCAGCAGCCCACGCAGCGTCACTGTCGCCGGTGTACTGAGCTTGGGCAATCGCTTTCGCATCGCCAGTGCTGTTTGCGTGAACGACGGCAGCGTTAGCTCCGTCAGGGAGGGTGAATCGTGCCGAATCCGGCAGAGTAACAAGGTATGCAGCGGCCATGTTTCAGTCTCCTTAAGACTAAGCGACGACTTCGTCAGTTTTCGGCCCAGAAAAGCAGACCATATCCCCGGCGGCGTCGAATGTGGCGGCAACACCGCGATTGGTGTCGAAATATCCCGTAGGCATATTATGCCCTTGAGCGTTCAGCAGAGTGACGGCTCGGGCTTGCACCAGAGCGTCCGTAGTGTCCGTAGCATCGTTGATAGCGATGACCACACCTCTGATCCCATCAACGACAATATCGCCGTCAGTAATGGTCCGTTCCACGAGATGAGCAACAATAGCCATGTGTCAGTCCTCTAGTTCAAGTTTTCCAGAAACTGAATCAGCGGGGCCGGCCCGAAAACCGGCCCCAACCAATTAGTTGGTGATACCATCGGCGCAGGCAACACCCTTCTCAGAGAAGAGAGCCAAGCCGCAATACCATTTGACGCGCCAGATACGCTCGTCTTTGGTCTCAGACTCACCGACGTCCACGACAGACAGTCCGGCGAAGTCTTCCGCAGTCAGACCAGCGATACCGTGCTGACGAGAACCGTCGTCCAGCGTACCGGCGAATATAGAAGTTTGAGCAGAGCCCGCACCCTTCGTCTGGTTGATCGGAATGTAGTCGTTCCGGAAGATAGGCACGTTCCGGTACGCAGGAACCTGCTTACCCGAAGGAAGCTCGATAACATCGTTGATAGAGGCTCCGCCCAAAGCACGCAGAAGCGCGTTATACGACCGGATAGTCCGAGCGTGCATGGCGAAGTAATCAACATCACCATCCTTGTCGACAACCAGATCCATGGTTTCATCCATGAACTCGAAAGAAAGCGCGCCACCGTTATTGCCGGTAGCAGCCTTCTGGCCAGCTGGACAGAGGTTAATCAAACCATTGAACTGGTTCGCAGCACCGGTGCCGTTCACGAGCATGTCCTGGTACTTACGACCGGCCGACTTCGCTTTCGAAGCGATCTGAATAGCCGTCTGGTTGTTGCCCTGATTGGACCGAGTAGCCTGGATGAGCCCGTTGACTTCGGCATCGCCGATGATCGTGGTCAGGCTTGACGTCACTTGCGTGAACGTGGCCGGAGCTTTCGAACCGATCGTGTCGCCGACACCTTCAACGTCAACATCACCCAGCACATTTTCGCGGTTATACGCGAGAGCGTTGCCTGAGATGCCGTCAAAAGGCAGAATTTCGAACATGCGGTTAACAGTGATGACGTTTTCAATAACGCCCTGCACCAGCATGTCTTGCGTCAGCTTAGCTGACTCTGTGAGTGTGACCGTAGCCATGGGTGTGCTCCACTTCCGTGAGTGTTTCAAAGGTTTGTCGTCGGCACAGAGGATCAACGTCACGCTGATTTCTGGTCGACCCCTCGGATCACCCGGAGTGGGCCATGTTCCTCGCCTACTGACCCCACGTACCTGCCGCGGTGGCATAAGCGCCGTTCTGGCTACATAGAATCCATCGACGGGAGCTGATGTCAACCCCCCGTCGATAAACTTTTGACACTAACAGCAGATGCTACAGGGCGTTGAGGCCAGCAGCGATCTTGTCTGTTGAGTTCATGTTGTCGCCTTTCGGCGTGATCTGACCCGGCCGCTTAGTTGCAGCTGGTTTGATACCGGGGCCACTACCCGCGTCACTCTCGAAGGCGCGAGCGTACATTTCGCTCCCCTTCATCTCAACGACAAGCTCGTCAATCGTAAGTGGGTTGCCGGACGTACTGTAACGGGTTTCACCTTGCCCATCCAGCACATGCACAGCGTACTGCTTCGACTCCGAATCACGGGCTACGCGACACTGCGCCTTGATATGCGGCAGCAACAGATCAGTAGCGCCTTTGTTCTTGGCGAGGGCGGTCGTAGCGGTATCGTTGACAAGAAGTCCTTCGATAACGGAATCGCGCTCAGCGATCTCAACATCCTTGGCCGTGCTGACCTCATCGACCTTCTTCGACATCTCAGTGCGAATTTTGTCGATGTCGCCCTGGATGTTCTCGCCTTTCTGCGCCTTAGCGCGGATAGCGTCCATCTGGGCTTTCAGGCCGGCCGGGTTGCGCTGGTCTTCCTGGTCAATGCCGAGATCCTCGTACAAGGAATCAAATTCCTTAAGGGCTGTGCGGCGTACAGCAGATTCACCATTCGCCTTCGTAAGATCCTTGCGGGCCTTCGACAGATTTTTGGAAGCAGTAACAGCATCTGCCGCGAGGGGTGCGGCTTTGGCATCCAGCGTGAACGGTTTACCGTCTTCAGCTTGGGTGTACAGGGGCCGGAATTTCTCCGGAACTGCGTCGAGGTTGTCCACCTCATTCGGGAACTCAAATTCCATCGTTCATGTCTCCTTCGGAGGGTCTTCTGGATCACCCAGGCTCCGACTATTGTTGATCCCTGCCGGCACCTCGCCTAATCAGGGGATACGCCACAATCTCAATGATTGCCGCGCGAGTCAAGTTGCGCTTTGAACTCAGGATCGAGCCTCTTCTCTGTGAGCAACGTGGACTGCTTCACTCCCAACTTCGACATGGCGGCCAACAGGGTGTGCCCTCTGTCAAGCCTCGCCAGTATCTCAGTCTTCCAACCTTTTACTGATTTCATGGTCTTATATCCGCATATTCAGGCTCTATGATCTCCTCAGAGATCAGCGTTGCGACACTCTCGACAGTTATTCGCTCAGCATCCTGCTTCTGGTGAATTTTGGCCGCCTGTTGCTGCCACGCGCCGACAGACGCTTCCACCGCCGGCATGAGCGCGATCCCGATGTTCGCATTTATGGTCGTGTCGTGCTTGCTCCGATCGGCGAACTTGTCCCCGCGCACGCCTTTGAGCATAAACATCAAGAGTTGATCGCTGTACACGAGTTCGTACCCGACAACGACGCCCTTATGACGCACCGCTTTTCGGACCCCCTCGGACCCGCGGCGAATTGCCTCGTCCTCCAACATGTCCGCGGCCGCGTTTACGGCCTCATCCCATTTTCGTGCGAACTCTTCGTCTTTCACTCTTGCTCTGTGGAGAGAAGACGAATCCGCATACCCAGCTTTTCGAGCTGAATACGCGACTTTGCCTGTGCGCGACAGAATGTTCAGAAAAGCCTGCCTACGTTTCTCACCTATGATGACTCCCGTATGCCGGTTCGCAGTCATGATGGCTCGCCTTTAAGCTTCGGAGGTTTCTGGCCGAACGGTACCTCGTCGTCCGGTTCTTTCTCAGGAGCCGGCTTAGGTTTGTCCATGAAGTCTTGAGGGTCGATCAGCGTAGGATCGGCTCCAACCAACGCAGCCTCGTGCACAAGGCGGACGTAGTTCTGTTTCGGATCGAAGTCGTCGCTCAGGAGCTGGAGCTCTTTCAACTGTGCTAGGAAATCTTCGCGAGACAAGTCACCTGGGCGCTTGTTGTCCCCATACCGAGACACGAGCAAGGCTTTCAGGCGCTCAGCTATCTGCTGGTTCGCGACAAAGTCTTTACGCAGTTTCGCAGTGCCTCCAGAATCTAGACCTTCCCACTCAGCGGTGACATCGAGCAGCGTATTCAGATAGCTTTCGTATCTGACCGTAGCGTCCTGCAATGAGCTGAGCGCCTCCATAGAATCAAGCGCTCTGGCCGTAGCTGTGAAATGGCCGGGACGTTTCTTCAGGAACTCGGCGCCGTAATTGGCCATCTGAGATTCCAACTCTTGGAGGTCTTGCCAACCAGACGCGATAGCTTTGCCACTATGCTCCACGTAGTAGTACCGGCCTTGCGGGTCTTTCGTCCCGAGCAGCTGCTTTGGACCGATCGCCATGGAGCCACCGCTGATGTCAGTAGCGCCGGCAACAGCCAGCATAGGGAAACGCGCCACAGTGAGCACGTTCACCTGATCGGAAGTCGATTGCCAATGTCTGATGTTCAGATGGGCCAAGTCCTCCAACGGCGGTTGTGCGAGCAGCGGTCTTTCTGGGTCGTTGAAATAGAAACTGAAGAACGGAACTTTTCCGAGAGTGTTAGGATGGCTGGCGATCGCGATCCACTTCTTCCCTTTTCTGAACCGTCTGTCTTCGCGCTCTTCGTATATCGTGGTCTGCTCAGGCTCCAGAACGAGAATGCGCCTAACTACTCGCTCGTAGAACCCGTCCTGCTCAACTTCTTCCTCTAGGATCCTGACATGCGTGTACTGCATCTCCCCGTCGATGTACTCGACGTACGCCGCGATGACGTTCTCCGGCGCAATGTCCACCCAGTAAGGCCTGCGCCCTTCCTTTAGATCATCCGCACCGGTTCGGCCTACACGCTCCTCGTCGGTCATACTGGGGTAGTCCACCATGGTATGACACATACCCTTCGCCAGGGCCGTACGAAAACCTGACCGCGCGAAACTGGTGAGATCGCTATTTCGTAGGTCGATGTCTTTCGCGTACTTGCGAATCTCTTCTGGAGTGTCTTCACTCAGCCTGACGGGGTCGCTGAAAGGTTTTCCGACGAGCGAGTCTAGCGTCAAAGACGTCATGTTGAACAACGTCGTAGACCGCAATCGTATGCGATAATTGTTGTCAGCTTCTTCAGGGTGCTGAGGCAGATGTTCTTGACCGGCCTTTCGCATGGAAGACGTCCCGCCGAGAAGACGCTGCATCATGACCCATTTTGGAGCCATAACCTCATAAGCAGAGCTCACGGTGGATGGATCCGCCCGTTTCTCTTCAATTTGTCGCTCACTCAGGGCCATGGTATGGTTTCACTCCGCTAAAGTCCTGCGCACATGCCTAGCACACAGACTCAGGATTCGTCCACGTCGTCAGGTAGCTCTTTGCCCATACCAGCGGTATCAGCAACCGGTACCTCGCCTTGGAGCACTTTTCCGGGCTTATCGAACAACCCGTCCTCGTTGACAATGTCCAGCGCGGCGTCGAGACAGACAACGCTGTGAGCGTTAAGCCCTGCGTTTTTTCGAACGTCCAAAAGTAAGTTCCACCCGAGTCGCATAGAAGCTACCGCGTCTGTCACAGACACGACTGGAGAGTCGACAGCATCAGGTAACCCGTTCATCACGTTCCGGATGCGCAGCTTATCGAAGGCTACCTGCGAGGCCACGATCCCTTCACGTCGGATTTCCTGCAACTTCTTTGTGAAGCCGTCGCCCAGCGCTTCGAAGTGCAGGACGCGCTCAATGGTTTGGTCTATCAGTCGGCAAGCTCGGAATACTCGCTCCGGCCTGTTGTCCACAACGACACTCAAGTTGCCTGTCAGTCGCGTGGTGCTTTTAGGTTTACGAGCCATGTTCGGCCTCCTTGGTTTTCCGGTACTCGGCCATTGCCAGCTCCCGGCCGTTTATATTCGTGAACCCCAGAATGTACTTATTCAGCATTATATCACAACGAGAACAGAGGTTGACCGACACCTGCTCCCTGTTCATGGCGCACATCGGGATCGTGAAGGATTCATGCACTTTACTGTCTCGGCAGTGAGCGCACGGACCCTGTAGGGGTTCGGTTTCTTCCTCTTCTCCAGAGCTGACCAAACGCAGGAGGTGGTTGACCACCCAGAGTACAAATCCATCAAAATACTGCATCAGAACGACCTTCTCCACATACCGGGAACTTCCCACG